ACCTGACGACCAAGCGACGGGTCATAATACACCTTCTTGAACGCATTACCTGCAAGACCAAGGCCCCACAGCATCCGCTCGTGCTCAGGACGATACTCTACCATCACATCGGTCAGCTGGTAATTCATATCTTCTTGGACGCGTGCAGCGGCGTCCTTCTTCTCTGTAGTTTCTTTACCGATTATCTGCGTACGCACCGGCCCTTGGGCTGGGAATGTCTCGCTCATAGTCTCGGCTTGGAACTTAACTACCGCTTCGGCCAGCAGTGGGTGATGCACACCACATGCACCGGGCCAAGGTTCCGTACGGTCTTCGACCTTCATACCCAACAACTCAAGCCCGTCTACATAAGTCTGTATCCAGTCCTTGCGGCTGCTAATATCTTCGTCAAACTCACCAAGCAGGTCGCCAGCAAGCTCTGTCAGCATGCCCTCGTCCATGTCTTCGGCTAGGTTATCGTTAAAGTCGCCCTCGTCCTCATCAGGGTCAATCTCGATTTCCATGTCGCCAGCACGGATTGTTACTTCCTCTGGGTCTTCGATTTCAATCTCAAGGTCAGGACCTTCGTCCATCTCCGACATCATAGGAGACATGCCCAGCGGGGCTTGATTGAGTGACTTGTCGATATCCATTAGTAGTACCCCTGATTGCGATTTGATTTAAAGTACACGATATCTTCGGGCTCGTCTAGGTTCGTAGTCACGTAGCCACCACGCCTAAACCTGTGTAGTGCCATAGACACAGTATCGACATAGTCATCGTTAGCTCCGGCAGGAAATTCAGCTACTTCATCAATAACTTCTTCTGCCCAGCGCGTTGCTGGTGCCCACACACGGCCTGATGCAAATATATCTGCGACCCCGTTTAACCGTGAAATCTTGTCGTTACCCCGTGTCGGGGTGAACTCTTGCACTGGTATGCCCATAGCCCGCATCTCGTATATAAGCGGTGCACCTGACGCCTTCTTTTCTATGATGACGCCGTCTGGGTCCCACTCTTTATACTCTTCTACTGCTACCCTTTTTAATTCTGGAAACTCCATGCGGTCACGGAACGCATTTAGCAGGATAATGTTAGCTTGTGTGATGCCGTTGCTGTCAGGGTGATAAAACACACCCCACGTAGTACAGGCGGAGTAATCCGCCCTGCTCGTCTTCTCGAACGCCGTATCCCACACCTGCAGGACAAAGTCACAGCTTGGCGGGTCATCACCTTCCCACTCCTGCCACCACTCTCTTTTAACAATAGCAGCTGACTCAGACACCGGGTTCTGCTGGTACTGCGCCTGCCACTTACTATTAGGAACGTCGCGTTTAACTTTCTCAAGCTCTTCTAAGTCCCAGAACTCAGGCCACAGCGGGTTGCCGCTAGGTAGAATGGCAGGAAACTCAATAACTTCCCACTCGTCTAGGCTACCGTTAGCCGCTGCATCTTTAAGTATCTGCCCGGTCAGGTCTCTTTTAGACCAACGTGTCATCACAACTATGATGGCACCACCCGGCTGGAGACGCTGACGCGGACCAGATGTATACCACTCATATGCCTTGTCGTAGATGTCGGGGTTTATTTCTGCGATAGCAGCTTCCTGCTCTGAGTGCGGGTCATCAATGATGAGCACGTCGGCACCTTTACCAGTCACCGCACCGCCCACACCGATAGCGAAGTAATCACCCCCTTTCGACGTATTCCACCGACCAGCAGCTTTAGAGTCTGCGGCTAGTTTTAGGTCTGGAAATGTCTCGTGGTATACTTCTGTGTCAACCAAGTTACGAACTTTACGTCCGAAGCCTACTGCAAGCTCACCTGTATGGGAACATTGGATAATCTTTTTACCGGGGTTGAGCCCGAGGAACCATGCAGGGAGCAGGTAAGACGCGAATTCCGACTTCGTGTGTCGCGGTGGCATATTAATAATGAGCCGTTTGCACTCACCACGAGCAACGCGTTCGAAGGCGTCTGCCATTTTTGCATGATGTCGTCCCCCTATGAATGACGGCCACACTTGTTCTACGAACTTAAGGAACCGCTTGCGTGACAGGTCACGTGTCTTGAGCTTCTCGAGCTTCTCTAACTCTGCGAGTAGTTGTTCTTGTTCGGCTGGTGACAGCCGGGGTAATATCTTGGGTATGTCTTTGAGCGATATCGTCATCCGATATCATCCTCTTCCGCCAGTATCTCTTCGAAGTCCGCATCGAGGATGCCTAGTTCTTCGTCGAGGTCCATGCCCAGTGGCTTCATATCTATAACGTCTGCATTCAGCAGTCGCTTGACACGTTCCGTAATGGCCTTCTCCAGACTCTCTGATGAGGTATAGTTGACATTTATCTCACTACGCTCGGTGAACAGCCCGATGTCGCTGTGCTTACCAAGTAGTTCGATTGCTTTTAGCTCAAACTTAATGTCCCCGCAGTCAGCTATCTCCATCAGCTTATTAGTAAGTGCAGTGCGCACTTGGTCCACGTCGAGTGCACGGCCTTGGCCGTAAGCACGTAAGAAAGCCGCAGCGCCAAGGGCAGCAGGCAGGCTCTGGGTTAGTGGGCCAACTTTCTGTTTGTCGATGGCGTCATCAAGTAACGCCACCTCATCCTCAAGGTTTTCCTTCGAAGACTCAACAGGCGCACCCAGCTGCTCAAGCAGCTCGGCTGTGTTTCCTATGGAAGCTAGTTTATCCGCGAAGCTGTCAAAGTCCTCGTCGGACAGGTCAAATGGCACTGGGTATTCCGTGCTTGGTTCTATTTTGACTATAGTCACGTAGTTAAGCTCCGCTTGTAGGAGGCCGGGGTTGCGCGGTTGTGTAACAACCTAGTAGGAAAAAGAAAAGCCCTTAATTTTTATGCGTCAAACCACTACGCTCGTAGGTCTTTCTACGGTGGCAGTTAGAGCAGCGCACTTCGCACTTAGCTATCTCGTCTTTTAGTTTTTTTATACTCACGCCTTTACGCGCTGCGTCTGACAGGTTGAAGTCCTTACCCGCTACGTGGTCGAACTCAAGCACGATGGCGTCTGTTTCCCCGCAGTCTACGCAGGGATTAGCTTTGAGGTGAGCAGTTATAAATGCGCGAATGCGTTCTCGGGCTACCTTGCTGGTTTCTTTGGCCTTGGCAATAACGCGGTCACGGTTCTTCTCGTAGTGCCTGCGGCTCGCTTCCTTCTGCTTTATCGGGTCATTGATAGGCATGGGTGGGCTGAATAGGGGTAGGCTGTGGATAAGGCAAGGAAAAGGGGTGGCGCAAACTGAGGGGAAACACCACCCCGGCTTCGAGGGGGAAGCCACGAGCAGAATAATATCAAGTGAGTTTTGCGTGTCAAGTGACATGGTTTTTTAAAAAATAGGGGTGGGGGTGTTGCATTTGAAACAGTGACGGGGGGTCTGGCTGTATTAGGCGCTGGGAAACCGGTGGCTAGAAAAAGAGGGGGTGGGGGGTATGTTTTTTGAAATATGCTCATCGGCTGTGCAAAATAGTAATACTAGGCTGCGGGGGAGTCACATCTCCTGCTTTGGGGGGTCGGGGTACGGTACGGTCGCCAAGTAACCAAGGTTACACGCCACCCCACCCCGTTTTTTCCTTATATAACAGTGGGTTACGATAATGCTTGCTTTAAATGTGCTACATTAAGTATAACCAAGGGGTAGCGAATAATAGCTACGGTTTAATAAGGAGTATGTAACATGGTACAAGTAACAGCAAAGAAGCTCACCAAGGCGCAAGCTATCCGTAACAACGTAACCAAGGCTATTGCCGTTGCGGATAAGGCGGTGCTTAAGGTCGATATAGATACGGCAATACTTGATGCTGTTGAAGGCACAAGGAAAGGTGAGGCCGCTTGTCGCGTCTTAGCCTTTGCGCTTGAAGGGGATTTCGGCCCTAACTGGCATTTGATGGACGCTGGCAATATGCGTAGCGATAACGAGAAGGCGGTATTTGCCCGACTGGACGCCTTCCGCAAGCGTTGCCAAGACCTATCCTTGGCTAAGGGGTTATCTAACATCAACAAGGCTTGGTCTGCTGCTAAGGAGAAGCAACGGGAAAAGAACCAAGGTGGACGCCCTAGCGACCGTATCGTGAAGCAATGGGATACTGTGACGCACGATGCAATCCGCAAGCGTTACAAGGACGGCATGAAAGAAGGCCGCTTGGTGACTGAAGCCGAGCAAGACCTTAACTACAAGCTAGGTGAGCTGCTAGTCACCTTCTTTAAAGAAGACCTATCCAAGCTTGGATAACCAACTACCCCGCCCCGCTGGTTTCGGCCAGCGGGGTTTTTTTGTGCCTGCCGTTTATGATAGAAGATACAAGCGCGTGTGCACGAGCAGCGCACGGCGCGTAAATGATAGTTGATACTAGAGCGCGTGTGTAAGAGCGTAACCATGGTTACCTACCGATTGGGTCGCGCATAGCCACCACCACGTTTAGCGAAGTAACCGAGGTTATCGTGATTAGGATAGTAGTCAGGTGAGCGTGTGCGTCATGTAACCGTGGTTACCGAACCGTTAGGCACACGCTGTGCCTAACGCCCAAAAAGGGCAGAGTCAACATAAAAAGTAAAGTAGGCAAAATAACCTAAAGTTATTTGCTTTGTAGGAAAACGAATCCCGCAAACCGGCCTAAGAGCTGGTATTGTAGGAAGTAGGAAAGTTATTGGGTAATGAAGCGGTATTTTGATTTCTGAGCAGTTGCTGTTCGAGCGGCTTGCCCTGCATATGCAAAAGGCAAAATAGGTCGGGCTCTCTATTTTCTATATAACTTATTAACTTTAAAACTATACTATACTACTACCCCCAAAAAACCCCACACTTCCGCGCCTCTCCAGCCATCACATAAAGTTAGAAAACAAATGAGGGTATTTAAACATTCCACAAAGCACAACTTTGCAAGCCCATCCCCACGCAGAACCAAAACTATTGACCTGACCTACTTATTGTGCTACATTAAAAAGAAAAACAGCAGCAAAAAGGAC